TGATTTCTCATGTCAGTGTCTGTACCTTTGGTACTGTCTCTCAGGGGAGGAAGGGTTGGCAAGCGGCGGTTTGGGCGTGTTTTGGTGGTATTTACCACTTGTACAAGCGGTTGTGGAGTCTAGATCGGTACAGTGCGTCTCCGAGTATCCAAGAAACATGTCTAACGATGGCACCAAGCCCGTTGAGTCTCACCTCAGAACGACCAGTGCTGGCCTCAATTAGGCAAGCGACTGTGGGTTCTAGGTTAGAGTTCAGGGTTGGGTGGAGACATGAGTATTGGGCAGAAGGGAGAACACCTAGCAGCCAATCTTCAGCAGAAGATAGTGGGGTCGAGAATTTTTTGGATAGTGAAGAAGATGCGTTGTCGAAGTCCGGGATCCTTTTTGTTATTTTGTATGGAGATAGCTTCCGCCTCTGTAGAACCAGTTCGCTGTAGGATTTGAAGCTCCCAAACTGTGCGGGTAGGAATAACCTCCGAGAATTGAACAAGTCAGAAGGGTATACACAGTTGTAGAAGACATCGGCTACTCGGTATACATAAGCCTGAAAATCTTGAGACATAGTGAGGGGGCGTCGTCGCATAACTTTGATTGTGTCGAGCCGGTTTTTGTAGTCTTGTTGGGCAATCTTCGCGTACTCGGGTAAGTCAATGGTACTCAGGGCAGAAGTAAAATCTTTTTTGACTAAAGTGGATATATCTGATGCGCTAATGTCAAAGCCAAGGCGGATGTTCTTTGCAGCCTCGAGCTCGTTAGCCCACTGTGAACCAATGTATGGTACACTGATGTCGACCACTGATGTGATAGAAGGTATAACCGACACCATGTCCGGTTCGGGCGCACCTAAGCCGAGGCCGCCATCCAAGCTGGAGGCGGTAAGAACTGACTTCGGAAGACTGCGTTTGAAAGACCAAACATCGCACAGTGCACTCCAGAGCTTCAGGCCAGATTGACCACGACGTTCCAGTGCACAACAGGTGCTCCAGTGGGATCTAACCGCACCTTCGGGGTCCCAGGGCTCATTGCTCCATGGCTTGCGCTGCACCAAGGCGGGTATGATGCGCGCAGGATAACCCCGACACCCAAACTCCGTGGACATTGACACACGTAAGAACTCCGTCGCACCCGAAAGAACTGAAACCTTCATTGGCGCGTGTTTGTAGTTTAGCACCTTGGCAGCCAAGCTTAACAATAGGCAGAATGATATGCCACGAGTCTGAAACGAGCTGTCGTCACCCCTCAAGTTTATTTCTATCAACCAGAGTGCTCTTGAGACACTAGTCCACGCCTCAACCAGCATAACCATAGTCTCCGAGGCCACGCAGTTAAAGGCGTTACCCACGGCACTAGTGATTAAGATGCCGGATGGCAAGTAGTTTAGTACGATAAAGGAATATATTTTACCGTCTTCCTGCTTCGGGGTGTTGAGGAGTGAGTTGAGTAAGCCATTGACAGACTGTAGCCGTATTAGCTCAGGTATGGAGTTCGTGATACTGGCGATGTTTGTGAGGGTGGCGCCAATCAAAGCGACCTCCGTTGTCAGCGGCTGTGAATCAAAGGACTCAAAGTCGGCAGGAAAGCCATATGTGGTAGCACATGCATTTAACATCTTATCCAGCCTAATCATTTCTTGGTCCGTTGTTTCGCCGAGTGAGACTCCTGGCCACAGAGAATAGATGTCACCGTAACAGTAATGGAGATACGCCCAGATCAAGTAGAATTCTAGATCACTGGCAACTGCTATTCGGATCTTAGCGAGTTCACTCTTGACAATCGAAGTGGCCGTCACCGTCTTGAAGATCAGAGACCGCTCAACCAGTTCTCTTGCAGTGGTACAGTACGGCAGCAGTAATTTCCTTGCTTTGACGAACTTCCACTTCTTTCCGTTGAATATCCTGACGCGGCCGTATGATGACGAACCACTTGTTGCCCACAGACCTGGATCAGCGATGAACTCTGAAAAACTCTTTCTTGTAGTTGGGAACTTAGGCTCTACACGCAAAATTGAAGCTGCGTCGAACCAACCCCATTTCTGAGTGAGACCGTCGTCAGTGGCATGCTCTAGACCCAAGCCGACAGATGAATCTCGAGTCGCCTCGACAATGTCGAAGTTTGGATCTGGTAACAAGCGAAAACCTGCCATTCCGGTGTTCTCAACTAGCATGAGGTAGTTGTCGTTGAAAACTGTGGATTTCAGGATAGTGCTGACTTTC